ATCGAGCACAGGTCCGATGTGATCAAGGGTAAAGGCCGCATCGTGGTCATTCCCGACATCACTGCTGCGGATGGGGAATCAAATGAGTGACGATGGCATCATCTCCTTCCCTCTCGACCCTTTCACCTACCTCGGCCGCGTTACGCGTAATGCTGACGGCAAGGTGACTGCCATGGAAGTCTTCAGCCCCGAAGATTCAATCGAACTTCATCAGGGCGATGAATTCATTACCTTCACCACAGTAATCGAGCTGTAGAATGCCTCGCCACCTGGTTACGTCTGACACTGCTACGCGCAAACGGACGCTGGGCTGGCTTGCTGTCTGGTGGATCGAAACGCTGGTTGTTCACGGACCCGGTGACGTTGAGGGCGAACCCATCGTCCACACCGATGAATACACTGGCTTCATTCTCGACTGCTATGCACTGCAGGTCAGTGGCCGACGTTGCCACCAATCTGCATTCCTGTCTCGACCCAAGGGTACGAATAAATCAGGCCTGGCAGGGGAGCTTGTGCTTTTCGAGGCTCTTGGCCCTTCTCGTTTTGCGGGTTGGGCTAAGGGAGGCGAAACGTATGAGTTCCTCGGCCATACCTACACGTACAAAAAGGGTGAACCGATGGGACGGCCCGTCAAAACGCCTTACGTGCGTATCATGGCAACTGAAGAGGATCAGACTGGCAACGTTTACGGCGTTGTGAAGTTCAACCTCGAAGAGGGCGTGCTGTCCCAGCTCAAGGCATACGGCATGATGGTCGGCAACACCAAGGTATCGCTTCCGTTTGGCGGGGAAATCTTGCCATCGACCACTGGCGCATCGTCCAAGGACGGTGGTAAGGAAACGTTCGTCGTCTTCGATGAATCTCACCTGTACACCACGCTGTCGCTGAAGAACATGTACGCCACCGTTTCGCGCAACTTGCCGAAGCGTGCCAAGATTGCCGAGACCTGGTCACTGGAAACAACGACCATGTACTCGCCGGGCCAAGAATCCATCGCTGAACAGACCTTCGAGTTTGCACAGATGATCATGGAATCCAAGGAAGCCGTTGCACGTGGCGAAAACAAGAGCCACAAACTGGACAACCTGCTGTACGATCACCGCTGGGGTGAATGTGAAGACCTCAGTGACGACGACGCACTGGCTGCGGCAATCGAAGAAGCCTATGGCGATGCGATGGAATGGAACTCCGTCGAAGACATCATGGGCAAGATCTTTGACCCACGCACCACACTCAATGAGTCCCGTCGGTACTACCTGAACGACGTTGTATCCGAACAGAACTCCTGGATCGAAGTACACCAGCTGGCAACAGTGAAGGTGCCTGTCTTCCCGATTGCGCCCAAGACCATGATCACATTGGGCTTTGACGGTGCTACGACGGATGACTCCACCGCGTTGCTCGGTTGTGTGGTCGAGACTGGCGAACTGTTCCGGATCAAGATCGAAGAGAAGCCCGATATCCCGATGCGCGACAAGCGAACGGGTGAGGAAATCAAATGGGAAGTCAACTACGTTGCTTTCGATGCCGCCGTTGCCTACGCGTTCAAGACGTGGAAGGTTGTCGGATTCTTCGCTGACCCTCCATTCTGGCAGACATACGTGGATGCGTGGGATGCGAAGTACGGCGAACAACTTCTCGTCAAGGCTGGTCAGGCATCATCGATCCGCTGGTGGACCAAACGTGATACGCCAATGAGCCTCGCGCTCGAACGGCTTCACGATGCCATCTGCTCATCGGATAATGATGTACGGATTCAGGACGACAAAACGATCATCCGACACTTTCTCAATGCGAGGGTGTGGGAACGGCCTGCCGGCAACGTCATCGGCAAGGAATCCAAGAAGTCACCCAAGAAAATTGACGCATGTATGGCCGGGACCCTGGCATATGAGGCTCGCGCTGCATACCTGCACCACGGCGACAAGCCGAAGGACACATTCGTTCCACGACGCGTAGACAAGAGGTAGTCATGCAACTAAGCATTGACGAGATGAGGAAGCCGGACACCGATGAATGGTGGATCAAACGGCTTTCGATAAGGCTCGCCGAACGTTTGCCACGCCTGGCTGAACTTCAGGCATGGATGGAAGGCAATCCGCCGCTCGCATATCCCGATAAGGGTGGCGAAGGATTCGAACGCCTTCAGCGACTTGCACGATTGAATCTTGCCGAACTCATTGTGAACGCTGTCCTCTACCGTATGAACCCGGTTGCTTTCCGAACCGCGGCCGACGGTGATGAGAACGGCGACGCTGAGGCAGGACGCATCTGGAAGCAGAACCGTATGAAGACGACCTCCGCCGAGATTCTCGAGTGGATGCTGTCTCTGTCCGAGTCCTACGGCTCCGTTGCACAGCAGATCGGCTCCAATGGGCAGGCACGCGCGCTTCTGCGTTCGGAACACCCCACACAGTGCGTAACCGAGGACGATCCTGATAACCCAGGGTACGCGATTGCTGCACTGAAGGTGTACCGCGACGACATCACGAATAGTGACGTGGCTGTACTCTACCGGCGCGGTACAGACGGTAACATGGCGACCCAACGTATCGCACGCCACCATGGGAATTCGATTCTTCCGGGCGTCCGTACCAACGTTGTGTCGCGTGCATGGCAAATCCGCCCGGGCTCCTGGGAATGGGACGGCGATGCAGAGGAACTGTTCACCGAGACCGTGCCGATTCACAAGTTTGCGAACCGTAACGGCAAGGGCGAATTCGAGAAGCACATCGCCACGCTTGAACGGATCAACCACACCATCCTGCAAAGGATGATCATCATTGCGTTCCAGGCTTTCCGCCAGCGCGCAGTCAAGGGTGTACCCAACACTGATGAGGATGGCAAAGAGATTGACTACACCGACATCTTCAAGAGTGATCCGGGTGCGATTTGGCTTCTGCCCGAGGTCGCTGAGTTCTGGGAGTCGGCACAGGCTGACCTTACACCCGTCCTTACATCGGTCAAGGATGACATTATTCATCTGGCAGTGTCCTCGCAGACGCCATTGTTCAGTGTGGTTCCTGACGCTGCCAATGGTTCGGCTGAGGGTGCAGCTCTTCAGCGTGAGGGGCTGCTCTTCAAGGTCGATGACTGCATCTCCCGTGCGGATCACGCGTTCGCCGCGATGATGGCCGATGCGTTCATGGCTGAAGGCGATTCCGAACGTGCTGACATTGAGGACATCGAAGTTATCTGGTCCTCGCCGCGTCGTTCCTCGCTCACCGAACGTGCCGTGTCTGCTGTTCAGGCAATGGCCGCTGGTGCTCCGTGGCGCACGACGATGTCCAAGTTCCTCGAGCTCACGCCCGACGAGATTGCTCAGGCCGAGAAGGAACGCATGGATGACATGTTCCTCCAGGCAATGATGGGTCAAGACCCGAACAACAAGGTCAACTCACTGCCCGGCACTACCGACATCGCTAAGCTGAAGTAATGGCTGACAACCGACGACTCCTTATGCTTCTCGAAGCACAGGCGCGTGGGTACACCGTCGCTGCTGCATTCCTGATCCGCCAGCTCGTCGCTGTGTGGCAGGGATTCGACAAGTGGTACGACGGTGACTTGGTCATGGCCAATTCTGCACGCTCCGCGACACTCACCGAATCTGCTCAGAAGGCTGTGCAAACTCAAACGCTGTCGTACATGAAGTTTGTGTACCAGCAGTTCGAGGATCTTGACTTCCCCACGGAAGCTGAGATTGACGCCATGGACGATGAGAACACACTGCGCGCTATCTCCGCGCTCGATGAATGGAACCGACCTGCCGAACAGTACCGGTACGCCAAGTCAATTGGCAAGTCCGACGCTGAGGCAATCGCCATCGCTATCGAGCGTGTGGAAGCACTCGGGGATCTTGACATGCAGCTCGCCATGCGCGGGCAGGCAAACAAGATCTTCAAGGCCACACCGAAGATAACGGGCTACCGTCGCGTGATTCATCCCGAGCTCTCTGAGTCGAAGACATCATGCGGCCTTTGCATTGCTGCTTCAATTCGCGTGTAC